TAGACACGAGGGACTTAAAATCCCTTGAACAGTAATGTTCGTGCGAGTTCGATTCTCGCCAGTAGTACTAAAGAGAGGTAGTGAAGCTGTTAGGTTGGCACCATTGAAAAAGGGTTTATAGTAAGGCCAGCAAACCAGAAACCCCGAAAGACCCGAAGTCTCTCTTTTTTTGGACTCGTAGCTCAATTGGATAGAGCATCGCCCTTCTAAGGCGACGGTTATAGGTTCGACTCCTATCGGGTTCACCCAGGACTTTTAGCTCAGTTGGTTAGAGCACCGCACTCATAATGCGTAGGTCGAAGGTTCGAGTCCTTCAAGGTCCACCCACTTTCATAAAAACTTTCCTAAAGTATTTTACAAACACCCATAATATTCGCGGTTTATTGCGCGATTACATGCGTTTAAAACGCATACCCATCCAAAACCACATACTTCATCGTGTTTAAAATTACGCGCAAAAAACACACAATTTAAAGAAATCCCATTTTTTAAAGTAGGTTGGAATTCTAGTATTTATACCATATATTCACACTATAATCTATAAGTATTAAATTATGAGTTACGCAGAAGATAAATTAAATGATGTCTTTGAAGAAGTACAATCCTTAAACATAAAAAATGAATTTGATAAGCAATTGGAAAAAATGCAATATCAAGATAAACATAAATATAAACGCCCTCATGAAAAATGGGAATATGCTCTTTATAGAATTAAAGGGGGGGAGTCAAAAGAAATATATTAAATATGAATGATAAAAAAATAGATGTAGATAAGTTATTTAATCTATTTCCGGATGATGACCCTACTAATGATAGTGTATATGTTAGTTTTAAAGATACTCCACTATATAAGCTGGGGATGTATAAGAAATTGATCCTTAATCATATTAACTTTAATAAAAAAGTTATTAAGTTCTTTAAAGAATCAAACTCAGAACTGGATGTTGAGGACATGAAAGTTGCAGGTGAATTTGTTACTTATAGTAGGGCTTGGAGTTATATAAAACAAATAGACTGTGAAGTAGAACCTCACATAGATGCTATACATGGTTACGCCGATGATTATTTAGATACAACTTTAGAATTAGGAATTTCATATTTCCAAAACTTAGAAGAATATGAAAAATGTGCCCAACTCTTAAAAATCCTTAAAATATCCCAGAATTCTTAAATTTGAACTTGGATACCAGAAAAATTTCGGGTACCTTGGAAATACAGGGATTTTAAGAAAGGGAAAATAGGGAGGAAAATAAGGGTTAATAAGGTGTTAAGGATAGGTAGGAATAACGGAGAATGGGTGTTATATTGACACCTAAATATAAATAAATTATGAGAAATAAAGAACTAGTAGACAAGAGATTTATGCAAATCGATGGGAAAATTAAAACCCTAAAATTTCTAATCTCTCGACAATCGACGAAGGAAGAATTTTCTAAAGAGATAGCATCATTACAAGAAGTTGTAGATGATCTTAAAGCTATCATTGAAAGAGAACAATCACCACTTAGAAACGGTTAATAATAAAAATAAAAGTTATGAAATTAACAGCAGAAAAAATCCAAATGAATTGGGTAGAATTTATGAGTAACATTGATACTTATATTTCATCCCCTCGTAAAGAACAATTAACTAAATTTTATGAAAAGTATGCGGAGCGTATTATGCTTATGCCTGCTGCTCATAAAAAAGAATACCATTCTGCCTTTCCTGGAGGGTATGTAGACCATGTTAATAGAGTAGTTAAAGCTGCTTTATCAATGTCTGCTGTTTGGGAAGGTTTTGGTTGTGATATGACTACATTTACTACTGAAGAATTAGTATTCTCAGCCATAAACCATGATTTAGGTAAGATGGGTGATGATAGTTATGAAGCCTATATACCTCAGACTGATAAATGGAGAAGAGATAAATTAGGTGAAGATTATATGTTTAATAAACAATTAGCATTTTCAGCTGTCCCCGATAGAGGATTGTTTTTACTCCAAGATAATGATATTAAATATACATTTAATGAGATGGTAGCAATACAAACACATGATGGTTTATATGACTCAGCAAATGACAAATATCTAAAAGGTTATATGCCAGAACAAAAACCTCGTACATCATTACCATTTATTTTACATCAGGCCGATATGATGGCAGCTAGAATTGAATTTGAAATAGAATGGTTACCTAAATTTAAAAATGGTGTGGATGCCTCAAAAGAAAATTTTACATTGTCAAACAATAAAAAACCATCAACTAATGTTAAAAATAAAGCATTAGGTTCTATAAAAAGTGAAGGTTTAAAAAACATGTTAGATAACTTATAATTTATGATTTCAACAACAACATTAATAATAACCATCCTTTCAATATTGATCGCTATCTTAGGATATGCGACCTTTAACCTTTTACGTAAAGTGGAAAATGCAGAAGATATAGTAGTCAATTATCTTATTTATCTAGATAAAATATCATCAGTAATTGAAATATCAGATAAAAGATTAAAAAAGGTAGATGCTAAAGGCACATTTAAAAGCGATGATGAAGTAGGTTTTTTCTTCGAAGAGATAAAACAAATTCAAGGTATTTTAAATGACTTTAACATCAAAAAACTACAATAATCTTATATGGATCATATAATTAGAAAGCATAAAAGTAAACCTCAAAAGAGGGTATATTTTTCAAAAGAAACAGAAAACGCGATTGTTAGATACAATCGCTCTTCTAATGGAGAGGAAAGAAGTGAAATTTATCAAGAATTTATACACTGGCCTTTTTATAAACTAACTGAAAATATAATTCATACTTTTAAGTTCTATTATACTGATGGGGTTGAAAATTTAGAAGATTTACAACATGAGATTATAACATTTTTATTATCAAAAATACATCTATTTAACCCTGAAAATGGGGCCAAGGCTTATTCTTATTTTGGCACTATTGTAAAACGTTGGTTAATCGTATACAATCAAAAAAATTATGGGAATAAAATAAAAAACATTTCAATAGCAGATTTAAACCATTATTCCCAATTAGATACAACAGACCCAGCATTTATAACCTCTCGTAAAGTAGAAGATGCTATAAAAAATACAGTAGAGGAAGAAGAATTTAGTGATAGAGATAAACACACACCTAAAGGTTACAAACATGAAGATCGTTTATCATTATTTATAGATCAATACACTCAATATTGTACTGATAACATTTATGAGTTTTTTCCAAAGGGTAATGATGCTACAATAGCAGATGCAATATTAGAATTATTTAGAAAAAGAGACCATATAGATGTATTTAATAAAAAAGCACTTTATATATACATTCGTGAGATGGTTGATGTTAAAACACCAAAAATAACTAAAATCGCTAATAAATTATACGCTATATTTAAAGAAAAATATTTATTTTACCTCGACCACGGTTACTTCCCATCTAAATAATCCTTTTTATATATATTTATAATCAAAAAATATGGGACAATTAGATTCAAATGTTTTTGGTGGTAAAAAATTTTCTGACATATTAGAAGAGATTTACAATAACCAAAAAAGAAGAGACGCACAAGTTGTAGCCCTTATTTCAGAATTAAAACCTTTAGTTCAAGAGATAGGAGATGCTACTCTTATAGTACCTCTTATTAAGGAATATATGGAGATAGGAGTTAAAAATGATGAACAGCTTATTAAAATGGCTACTATAGTTCAAAGGGCATTAGCACGTACAGATGAAGACGGAGGGTTAGGCATATCAGATGAAGAAAAAAATCAACTTTTAGCTGAAATGGATAAACTCCAAATAAATAAGGAGTAAAATGGTAAAAAACCCTACAGGATTAAGTTCAATAAATCCAACCCCAGCAGGATCTACTATACCTCAAACTATATTTGCAGCAAGGGTTAAATTTCCCATAGTTGATGATAAAGAACAACCAGAAGTATTTAAAGAATTTGGTGAGTGGAGTTGTATTGGGGGTATATTTTTTGATCAACTAAGTGCACCAAACCCTGATGCTACATTTACATCAGATAATTATGCAAAGCCTTTATTTCCAAATAATTCAACAATACCATTAAAAAATGAATTAGTATACATTATGACTATGCCTAACAGTGATGTGCAGTCTAATGTTAATTCTCAAACTTTTTACTATTTCCAACCTATAAATGTATGGAATAGCACACACCATAATGCTATCCCAGATCCTGTATTTGGGGATACTTTCCCCGAATCTCAAACTCAAGATTATGAGCAAACATCTGTTGGTAATATAAGAAGAGTTACAGATGGTGGTACTGAAATAGACTTAGGTAAGGATTTTAAAGAAAAACTAAGTGTAAGAAATCTCCAACCATATGCTGGTGATTTAATATACCAAGGAAGATGGGGACAGTCTTTAAGATTTTCTTCAACTTTAAAACAAGCATTAATACCTAACCCTTGGTCAAATGGTGGGGAAGATGGTGATCCTATTACAATTATTAAAAATGGACAACATGAAGAAGATACTGAACCTTGGATACCACAAGTAGAAGATATTAATACTGATAAGTCAAGTATTTACTTAACAACAACACAAAAAATACCCATTGATGTATCTAGTAAAAATTATAAATCTTATCAATCACAACCTGAATCACCTAACACATTTACAGGGGAGCAAATAATTTTAAATTCAGGACGTTTATTATTTAATTCTAAAACAGATTCAATTTTACTATCATCCCAAGATTCAATTAATCTAAACGCAGTAAATAGTGTCAATATTGATGCACCTATTTCAGTTTTAAATTCAGGGGAAATATATTTAGGTGATAAAAATGCATTTGAATCTGTAATACTAGGCGATAAATTTTTATCTGATTTACAAAAAGTATTGTTATCTTTAATACAATTGTCAGCGGCATTAGCAACTCCTATAGGAACTCCAGGCCCTTCAGCACCTAACGCTGCAATACCAGGTCCTGCCACTGACACTCAAATTAAAGCTCAAAATATGCTTAATAAGATAGAACAATATAAATCAAAAGTAAGCAAAACAAAATAATGGCTAGTGCAATAGGAAAATTAATAGTAAAACAAATAACTAAAGTAGTTAAAAATACTTCTAAGTTTGATATTGTTGTAGATGATATTATCTATGAATTTAGGTTTGGTTGTCCCCCAAAACCAGAACTTTTACGTTTAGTTGCCCAAAAAAACCAAATTCAAACAGCATTAGCTGGTTTAGGGGATAATATAAACACATTAGAATCAACATCTAATACAACAAAAAATTTCATATCAACAATCCAGAATGCAGTTAGAGTAATTAAGGCAATCCCAATCCCAACATCAGTACCTCCAGGTGTAGGTATTCCTATTAATGTTATTACAATATTAGCTGATAGTTTGGATACTCTTGGTAAATTATTAGATGGGGCTAAGGGGTCTGTAGAAATAGTTCCCCAAGCATCATCCGTTATAGGTGGGAATATTCAAGGGGTTTTAGATAAGTTAGGAGAATTAGATGAATTAGTTAATGGTTGTATTGATGAACTAGCTGCTGGGTTGAACCAACAGGAAAAAAATGAACTTATCAATGAAATAGGAAATGCTGCAGCAACTGCTGGTGATTTTTCAAATTTAGGAGATAATGTTTTAAATGAAGAAGAATTAATTAAAAGATTGGGTACAAATTCTAAAAACCCCATAATATATAAGGGATTTTTATTAACTATACAGTTCAATGATGACAATAAATTTTCTTTCCCACAAAGAAGAATAAAGGGTTATCGTGATCGTACAGTAACTATAAGACAAGCAACTCAAAGAGAAGTAAATTGGTTTTTACCTAGAGTAACTTTTTTTAATGGTAAAGTTGCAGAAATCTTACCTCAACAATCTTTTACAAACCTACCAGATGGTGGATATTCATATAGTACTTCTGTAAAAGTATTAATTGATGAAATTAAATTTAGAATAGATCAAGAAGGAAGATTAGATCCATTTATAGAAGCACAAACCGAAACACCAATCCCTAAACCTCTTGCTGGAGGTATAAACCCCCAACCACCAACTGCTCCTATTACACCAGGTGGGGGTTCAACAGGAGGAAGCGGAGGCGGCGGAGGCGGCGGAGGCGGCGGAGGAGGAATGAATGATGGTGATGATATTCTTGATGGTCTTGATGGTAGTGATCCATTTGGAGGTGGTTTGGGAAATATAGGTAGTGGTAATCAAAATTTAAATCAACTATAGAAAAAATACAAAAAATAATAACCTTTAATATTTATAATAAAAATGAAGTCAACAGAACTAAAAAAATTAATTAAGGAAGCCGTAAAGGATGCTATCCAAGAAGAAATGAAAGATATTCTTCTAGAAGCCGTTCGTTCTCCTAAAATTAACCAACCAGCGTCTCCTTCACCAGTTTTAGAAACAGTAAATCCTTCTAATCCTGCAATGGATCCTGCTCAACAGAGAGAAGCATATCAAAACATTTTAGGAGGAATGCAAAACGGATTTACAACAAACCAAGTACCTCAAAAGTTTGCCCCAACCGGAGGACTACCAGGAGGTGACTTACCTTCGGGAGAAGTAGACATGAGTCAAATAATGGGTATAATGGGTAAAAAATAATAAATGGCTAGGATATTAGAAAATAGAAATCCAATTGATTCGGTTGCAAGAAAAGCAGTCGGGTTTGGTTTTCCCTTAAATGGGCCTGCTGTTTTCGTACCTACATATACTACAAGAGCACAAACAAAAGCAAATTTAATTAATTATCTATTAACCAATAAAGGTGAAAGAGTATTTAATCCTAACTTTGGTGCTGATTTAAGAAATTTAGTATTTGAAAATATTGTAGATATAACTTCTGAGGAATTGCAAGAACGTATTCAAAATGATATTAGAAATTATTTTCCTCAAGTTGTTGTAGAAGAGATTCAATTCAATAATGTACCCGATTCCAATTCTATTAATTTTACACTAACATATAATATATTAAATTTCGGGATAACTGATGATATACAAATTTTACTACAATAATGGCTGATTTAAAAAGAGACATAAGATATATTGATAAGGATTTTAATAGTTTTAGAAATGCTCTAGTAAACTATTCTAAAACATATTTCCCTAATACTTACAATGATTTTACAGACACCTCAACAGGTATGCTGTTTATGGAAATGGCATCTTATGTCGGGGATGTTTTATCCTTTTATCTAGATAACCAAATTCAAGAGACTTTTATTCAAAAGGCTAGACAACAGGAGAATTTATACCAAATGGCTTATCTTTTAGGTTATAAACCTAAAGTAACAACCGCATCATCTGTAGATATTGATTTTTACCAACAACTTCCTGCTAAAGAAGTAGGAGGAGAGTATGTTCCTGATTGGGATTATGCTATGATAATTCCAGAAAATACTCAAATAACATCTAATTTAGACAATAATCAAAATTTTATAATTGAAGATGTAGTAGATTTTTCTGCATCCGGGTCTTTAAACCCAACAGAAGTATCAATATTTCAAATATCTGGTAATAACCCAACATATTTTCTTATTAAGAAAACAAGAAAAGCTATATCCTCAACCATTAAAACTACACAATTTACATTTACAAATGCTGTAAGATTTGATACAAGAACGATAGATGCTACAAATATTATAGGCGTATTAGATTGCATAGATTCAGATGGCAACAACTGGTATGAAGTGCCTAATATGGCGCAAGAAAACGTATATAACACCATACGAAACACAAATGCCAGTGACCCTACGTACAATCAAGAAGAAGATGCTCCTTATTTACTTCAATTAAAACAAGTTCAAAGAAGATTTGTAACTAGATTCATAAATTCAGGATCATTACAATTTCAATTTGGTGCAGGTGCTACAACAAGTAATGATGAAATGATAGTTCCTAACCCAGATAATGTAGGTTTAGGTTTACCTTTTGAAAGGGATCAATTAACTACTGCTTTTTCCCCTCTTAATTTTATATTTACGAATACTTATGGTATAGCACCTTACAATACAACATTAACTGTTAGATATTTAACCGGTGGTGGTATTGGGTCCAATGTAGAAGCAGGAACTTTAACAGTTTTAAACGATACTAATTTTAGATTTATTAACCCTAATCTAGCCAATACTGCACTAGCAAACCAAATATTTGCATCCGTCTCCTCCAACAATCCCTTAGCGGCAGATGGTGGGCAAGATGGTGATACGGTAGAAGAATTAAGACTTAATGCTGTAGGTAACTTCCAAAACCAACTTCGAACAGTAACTAAAGAAGATTATTTAATTAGATCTCTATCAATGCCATCTAATCTAGGGGTAATAGCAAAAGCATATGCTATGCCTGCTAAAATTGGAGAATATCAACCTGGAGAAATCCCAACTATGTTAGATTTATTTGTCCTAACATATGATGCTAATAAAAAATTAAGAACAGCATCCACTTTAATTAAAAGAAATCTTCAAACATATTTAGCTGAATATAGAATGATTAATGATTCTGTTAAGATAAAAGATGCATTTATAATTAACATTGAAGTAGTTTTTGATATTATAGTTTTACCAAATTATAATAATAATGAAACTATAACTAAGTGTATAACTTCACTTCAAAACTTATTTAATATAGATAATTGGCAAATTAATGAGCCTATTTTATTAAAAGATTTATATATTCTTTTAGATAAAGTAGAAGGAGTACAAACTGTTAAGAATATAATTATAAATAACCTTACAGGAGAAAATCTAGGGTATAGTGAATTTGCATATGATATTCCAGGAGCTACAATAGATGATGTAATTTACCCTTCATTAGACCCAATGATATTTGAATTAAAATATCCAAATACAGACATTAAAGGTAGAGTAGTACCACTATAAAAATAAAAATATGGCAATTTATAAAATCTTCCCAACAAAAGACTCTACTATATACTCAGAATTCCCAAATATGAATACTGGGTTAGATGAAATTATAGAAGCATCCACTTATGTAAAAGAAGATGCGGGTCAAGTAAGTAGATATTTAATTCAATTCTCAACAAGTGAGATGAATAATATTATCGAAACTAAAACATCTAACGGTGAGTGGACAGCTTATTTAAGAAACTTTAATGCTGTGGTAACAGGATTAAATTTAGATACTAAATTACTCTTCTTTCCGGTAGCTGGTAATTGGGGGATGGGTACTGGGAGATTTGGTGCTGATTTAAAAGTTACAAATGGTGTAAGTTGGAATTGGTTAGACTACTCAGGATCACAATTATGGCCTATTTCATCATTTCCTACATATGTTACTGCTTCATTTTCTGGAAGTTTTGAAGGGGGTGGAAATTGGTATACAGGATCTAATCTTGGGTTAGATGTTACTCAAGAACAAATCTTTAACTACTCTGATACTAAAGACATAAATGTGGAAGTTAAATCAACAGTCGAAACTTGGTTTAGTTATTCATTAGATTCCTCTGATGGGTTTGAAAATAATGGATTTTTAATAAAACAAACAGATAATAATGAATTTGTAGATAATATTAATAATCAAAAAACTTTTAGGTATTTTTCAATAGATACCAACACCATTTACCCACCACAGTTAGAATTTAGATGGAATGATTTTGTATTTAATACTGGATCCTCAACTAATACAGAGCTCCCAGCAATAGAAAGTTTCATTTCTATATATAATAATGCTGGTGTTTATTACTCACAAAGTGTTCCTAGATTAAGATTTGCAGCAATGCCTAAATACCCAGACGTTGTATTTCAAACGGCCTCTCTTTACACTAAAAATTATTATTTACCACAATCACAATCTTTTTATGCTGTTAAAGATACAGAAACAAACGAGTTTGTAATAGATTTTGATGATGATTATACTAGAATTAGTGCTGATACAACTTCTAGTTATTTTGATTTATATTGTAATGGTTTAGAACCTGAAAGATACTATACAGTTTTAGTAAAGACTATAATAGGAGGTACAACTAAAGTATTTGACGAAAATATTATGTTTAAAGTAGCTAAAGGATAATTATGCAAAATGTAAATTTAAAAAGACAAGTTTTTAATAAGGGAGAATTTAATGAAACAGTAGATACTGAATTTACTCAATTAGTAACAAAACCAGATCCATCTTTCTTTGATGTTAACTTGGCTACTCAAAGTGACTTTTGGATATTATATGATAAATTCTTTTATTTAATACCTAAAGAGGGTGAAATTAACTCTCATAGATATTTAGTTGAAACTAGTGGGGAGTATATTGATTATAGACAAAACCAAGAAGAAATAGACGCATTATTAGCTGAAATTGCAGAATTAAGAGAAGAAAATTTAGAGGTAAGACAACAAATTGCAAGTGTTATAACAGATTTTAGAGCACAAGATCAAGCTATTGGCAATGGTAGCACAAGTAATGCATAAAAACAAAGTAAAATAAATGTATACACCAAACAATACATCAAGTTTATCAGCGACATCAAATAATGTCCCTAGTTTATCACTAGCATCAAACTTTGCCCCTACTAATTCATTAAGCTCTACAGCTGTAGTGGCTACATCTAGTATATCCCCAGAAAAAATTGAAAATACTTATATTAAAGAACCTATAGATTTCAAAATCCCTATAGAGTCTACTATTACAAATATCCCTGCAACTTTATTATCAAATGATGGTTATGAATTATCAGACCAAGAAATTATATCTAGTAGATTTATAACATCTTCCTTTACTCCTGGGGAAAATTATGTAGAATTTTATGTGTATGATTCCCAGAAAAATTTACAAACGTCAAATTATAAATGGGAGGATTGGACAATAAGAGAAAATTCTAATAGAGAACAACTATCACAATCATATGTTGATCCTACAACAGGTTTAAATGTAATAAATAAACCATCTACAACAGTTCCTACAGA